AATGATCCGAATTTTGATTTTAAGCAATGCCCCCTACCCCCACAAAAATTTTTTTGTGTTGGTAAGAATGCAAGACTCGGATCTTTTGACCGTCATCCGTCATTTGAAGTTTCTGCCCCACGCCTTCGCGCACTTTTAGGGTAAGGGATGCAATGTGGTTTTTGCAAGGTGACACGCGAGAGCCCGGCCGCTGACAGGCAGACCGGGCTCTCTCCATCGGATTTCAAGGCCTAACTCCTGAGATCCGACCCTTCCGACCCTAGCACGGGCAAAGCCGCGCGTGAGACGAATGCATCGGCAATCCATACGATTGCATCATTGCCATCGGGTGTCTTGCGTGTTCTTCCGGAATTGGAAACAAAGCCATCCTTCATCAAGCTGATCCGGGTAGGTCTTGCCGTGTTAGGTGACAAGCCGGTCAATTCGATGATTTCATGATCGCACAATCCCATCTCTCGATGTCTTTTGATTAGATCATGAATCAATTTGCGCCGGCTACCCGAAGCCATACGCGCCCGTTTAACGGCCTTTTGTGAAGTAACGGGATGAGATGCCGAGACATAGATATTCGGGCTTTCTAGCCGTGTTTTGTACCGGCACAAGGCACACGCGCTCGCCCCTCGGGTCTCGCCATGCTCGCATGTGATCAAATGTGTGTCCAATATCCACACCCCCAGCACTCAAGCCGGAGGCGATATGGATCATCTTCATCGCGTGGAATGTCAATGTCAAAGACAAGATTCTTGAAGCATTGCGGACATCGTTGATCACTTGCAAGATTCTCATGTGTGCCGTTGGTTATTTTCTCCACGGCTGACCATTCATGCCGATCGTTGCGCATTGCAAGCTTCTATCTTCAATTGGGCAAAAGTATCCTTCCCACTTCTTGCCGGTGCTTGAAGTTCCGCTCTTATAGTTCATCAATCCGTGCTTGCAACTTGGATGAAATAGATCATCGGTATCTTCGATTGGATCGTTCCAAGGCTCATTGTCCGGTGTCATGATTCCCGGCACTATTGTCAAGCGTTCAATTGGCTTTTGCGGTGCTTCGGCGAGCGCACTTGGCTCCATTCCCCAAAGGTCGAGAGCTACACCAAAGCGCATTGCGGCATTCTTAATCGCATCCGATATTGCACTCTTGATTGCATCGGCACCCTTTTGATGTAGATCCGATGCCCCATATCCGATTCGTGTGCTCTCACATATTGTCAAGCGAATCCAAAGACCGCCGACTCCATCGATCACGGGTGTGCCGTCTAAGTTGATTCCCATCGGTTCCCATGACCAATTTGGATCGACTTGAATAAGCCGGTCGGTCACGATTGCGTGATTCAAATAAGAAATTGATCGGCCGGCAATTGTTCTTGTCTCAATCAAATCATTTGCAAATGGTGCTCGCAATGCTTGTGCTTGCTCCGGATTCATGATGCAAATCTTTGCGGCAATAGTTCCGAGAATCGCTCATATCTTGCCCCGGATGGATGTATTGATGGCGCGGCGACCACATAGCCATTGAATTTGATGTCCACACCATTGCGAAGCTTGCCCGGATACTTAAAGCCTTCGGTATGTTCATAATAATAGTGAAAGCCGTTGCCCGTTTTGACGATCAAAGTCGGATTAAGATCTTCAATTGTGCCACCATTACGAAAATCGACATCGAATACAACAAGGCCACTCATGGCGCAAGCAATGCCGATATTGAGATCCGGTCTTTTGCCGAACCATTCCAAAGCTTGTCTTGGATCATTTGATGCGGACTTAAATCCGCGCGGTGCCAATCTTGTAAATGGCGTTTTGTCTTTTGGTGTCAATGGGAGCACGAACCATCCGAGAGATGTATATGCCAAAGCGTGCTCAAGCACTTCATTGCGGCTCATTTGCCCACCTGACTTGCATGGCGTGCGGATGATCTGCCCCGGCGAAATCCGGTCATGTGTCCAATGCGATATCCGGCCAAGTGTCCGGCGCAATATCCCATTGCTAGGAGTATCAATCCAATGATCATAACGATCAAATCATTTTGATTTTCAAGCATTTTTCTTCCCTTTGCCGCGTGTTAGGTAGGAGCGCGACAAGGTTAAGTATAGTCAAATCAAGCTTTGAATTGCACGCCACGCGCCTTCAAATATAGAGATCTTTGGTTGGTACAAAGCGGACATTTTACTCGGATCACCTACACGAAAAGCCACGCCCTTCGGCATATCGTGCTCAACCTTAATCTCCGGCTTGTAGTCCATAATCCCGGCCACGATTGCCGCCAATTGGCCGAAACTTGTGGCCACTCCGGTGCAAAGATTGACAGGCTCATTCACTCTTGCGCTGGCCATCGTCAAGCTTGCTTCAACGATGTCATCGATGTGGATCCAATCCCGGCAAGTCTCGCCCGATCCCCATATTTGAAAAGGATCTTCACGATGTATTGCGCGATTGATAAAGCTCGGGAATGGGTAGTCAAGATCCTGATCGGTGCCGTACCCGGAGAATGGCCGAAGAGTTAGCACGGTGACACCTTCGCGGCGTAGGTATTGCATCAACATTTCACCCGTCAATTTTGCCCATCCGTAGGTAAGATCCGGGTTTTGTATTTTGTCAAGATCGATGTCGGATTCTTGTAGTAAGTGCCGCCGGTCTAGGGTCTGCAAGCTGACCGGGTATGCCGCACTTGATGAAAAGTAAATGATGTGACTCTGGCCGGTACGAATAGCCCATGAAGCCATCTCAGCATCGAGTGACAAGTCCACGGCCAAAGATAGCGGTGATCCTTCGATGAGCATCCGGCCACCTACTACGGCCGCCAAGTGAATCACCAAGTCGAATCGCGTATTGTCTTGCCTGAAGAAATCTCGCGCATCATCGCCATTTTTGAGATCGATGCAAGTGAGTGCCGCTTGTGACAATCTTGGCGAGCGCATAAATGCTCGACCTACAAAGCCGGATGATCCCGTGATGAGGATCTTCAAATCAATCGCCTTACAAGAGCTCGATACTCATCCGAATCCATGTATGCATCAAAGACGATCTTGTCTGCATCATAGATTTCGGGTGCATTTACATCCAAATATCCTTGATCGATTTGGCCTTTGCCGGCAAGTGGGTGCATATGCTCGATGATTGTCTCGGGCAAGTAAGTCAATGCGCCAATATCCAATCCAATTTGTTTCCAAAAATTGTCAAGATAGAGATGAAATAATCCTTCGGGCACCATGCCATTGAGTTCCCGGACAATCGTGCCATGCATACCGATCGCGGTCGGTAAATTCTCTCCTTGAAATAAGTCATTGCCGTACACCATGCCAAGTCCTTGATCGAGCACACTTGTGAAATCAAGATCCCAATACATCGTTCTCGGCCGGTGATCATCGCCTAAGAATGCAAAGTGTGAATATTTGTGTGATTGCAAGATCGATCGCACGGCAAGATTTAACGGTCGCGCCATGCCTTTTTGTGTGCGCTCATAGATCAAAAGGTGCTCAAGATTAAGAGCTATGTATTGCTCAAGTGTTGGATCATCTTCATCGCATACGACCCAAAGATCACAAGTCGCTTTTGTGTTTTCAAATGATTCGATTAAGTCTTTGATATTTTGTGGCCTTCCGCGTGATGGAGTTATCACGGCCAGAGATGTCATTGCTTAGGTTCCTCGCTTTTTCCCTTGGATTTGAGACCATTGCCGGCCAAGACCCCACCGAGAGATCCTGTCAAAAATATAGCAAGAGTCTTGAGCAAATCGATGAAGGCGGCATCGTTGGGCGATTGCTTCATTGGTTGCGTGACAAATACCAAGGCATAACATGCCGAAAATACCAAGATCAAAAAAGTGATTGCAAGGGTTGCACCTATGATAAGAATTAACCGAGCATGAATGTCCTCGGGAGCAAGTCTTTTTTGCACTTTATGATTGACCCTATTGATCCACAAGGTCTCGAGTGCAGGTCGAATCGGCCTCGCATTCTCCACCTTTTTGACATGCGGCGGTTTCCCAATTTTGGAACTCTTGGCATGGATATCTGATTGATCCGTCATACCCACATCCCCCCAAAATCAAAGCCGCCGCAATCCCAAATGATACGGCGCGAATCATCTACCTAAAGAATCCTTTGGATTAAGGTAACGATAAATTGGTGGCACTACGCTGGCCAAAGCCGCGGATGCAATAGCTTTGAGATCCATGGATCCGGTTGCCATGTAATAAGCAAGCCCAGCTGAAATCGCCGCGCGTGCCCATGATCCGCTCATTTGCTTCAAAGTGTTGATTGTGTGCTTGCTCATGCTTGCTCCTTAAAATCCGGCCTTCCGAATCCCACGATGGAACCACCTTTGGAGTATTGCCTTTTTTTGCGCATTACTTCGCCGCCGTTGCGCTGAGACCCGGATCCGGATGTGTTTCCCTCAATGGTCTCACACCATCCTTTGCCAAGATCCTTTACGACAATTCCGACATGCGAAATTCGATTTACATTATCATCCGGAAAATCAAAGTATGCGATCCATCCGGGCTCGGGCTTGGCAGGTGCTTTGACCCATTTGTTAAGCTTCTTGAATGCATTTGATCCGCTTACCGTTGAGACGGTATTTGGGATTTTGACCTTTGCTTTTTTGCCGCACCAATTGACAAAAGATCCGCACCACGGCAAGCCATTCGCTTTCATTGATTCGCCATATTTGGTCAGATTGTCGAAGGTCTCGACATAACCAATCTCGGCTTCGGCGATCTGTATCAAGCGTTGCGCGGTGTTGTTAGATAAGTTTGACATTGTGTCCTTCATTAGTGCAAGTCCACCGGTAGGTTGAGCGATCTAAGATTCGCTCATCGTGACACTCTGGATCTGGCGCGTGAAATGCATCGGCCGTTGCATCATAGATATAACCGATCCCGGCGTAATTGTAGCGAATGCGCCCGTTGTAGCTAGTGCGCTTGCATACTTGACCTCTAAAATTACCGTACCAGATTTCGGGGTGTAGCCCTTCAATTAATTCGGTTTCATCTATTCCGGTGATTACCTCGGTTACTACATTATTGAAATCTAAAAATGCGTAGTGTGCCATTATGCCCAACTCACATTACCGGAGCCGGCTGTAATTGTTGCAATCGTATTTGCACCGCTTGTCGTTGTTGAACCTGTTAAACCTGCTCCTATAGTAATTACTCCTGCGGCTGTTGGAAAACTTAAAATGACCACACCGCTACCGCCATTAGAGCCATTGCGTACTGAGTTGTTACCGCCTCCTCCGCCGCCGCCTCCTTTATTTGCAACAGCATTAACGGGCGCACTAGCACCTCCCCCGTCCGCACCTCCACCATTTCCGCCGGTTCCTACTGTAGTTGCCGCGCCTACTGCACCTCCTCCACCTCCGCCGTAAAAAACGCTTGACCCACCAGTAATCGAGGTAGCAACACCAACTCCACCATTACCTCCTACGCTGTTTGCACCATTAACACCGGCCGCACCTGCACCGCCTCCACCTCCGCCGGCTTCTACTTGACCGCTTCGACGATAGTAACCGTTGCCACCGTTGTAACCTTGATTTGCTGTTCCGGTTCCACCTGTTCCGTCGGTGGCACCAGCATTAGCACCTCCGCCGCCGCTTCCACCAGCTCCACCATTAATAGTGCCGTTTTCATCTCCCGCGCGCCCACCGCCGCTACTGGTAATCGTGCTGAAAACAGAATTTCCGCCCGTTGTTGAAGCCGCACCGCCAAAGACTCCACCTGAACCACCGCCGCCAACAGTTACCGTGTAGTTTGTTGCTAAACTTAAATTAAGCGCGCTTTCAAGTGAACCGCCGCCGCCGGTTGCTGTAACTGTGCAACGCAATCCACCCGCACCTCCTCCACCTCCGTCCTCAAATCCTCCTCCACCTCCACCGGCCACTACCAAATATTGAACCGTTAAAGGCACAACAGTTGAACCAGAAATTGCGGCTGATATTGCGCCTATCATTTAACCGATCGCCCCATATATGCGCCAAGTGTTAGCGGCTACTCGAACGCATTGGGCAACCTTGTGCTGAGCCAAAGTGGGCGCGGCTGATACGGATCCTGACGAAGTTATCGTCACACCCACTCCCGCCCCAAAAGTCAGGAGCCCCGCTCCGGTATTGCAAAAGGTCACGGCCGAACCGACCACGGCCGCCGTGAGAGTGCTATCCGGTGGAATTGTCACCGTCTTTGTACCGGCCGCACTTAATTGAATAAAGACTTGATACAAATCATCATTGTCAAGTGTGTAGCTTCCGGTCTCGGTTGTCACCGAGAAGGCTACAAGCTGATTTGCGAAATCTGCTGTGACGACTTGCCCCGTAACCGCCGGGAAATTTGTTGGCATTTCTTACCTTCTTTCGCTTGTCATAAGGATACATTTGTCTTTGTCAATATGCGAACACATTTGTGCCAAGCACTCCTTGAGTCGTGGATCCGATAACAAAAGCATTTGCCACATAGGATTGACCCACCAAAAATTCGGTGAACCATGATTGCGGCGTGATTGTGTGCACGGTGCCTTGAATGACAAGATTGCTTGTCACGGCTCCACCGGGCAAAGTCTGAGTGACTTGAATTGGTGAATAAATATCTAATTCCAAAGCCGCTTCAATTCGTGCCGGATCAGAATCATCAAAGGCATCAATGACAAGAGCTTGCATTCTTAATTGATCGGAGATTTCTTTGCGAGATGCCACGATCATTTTGGCTTGATTTGATGCATCGGTATCGGATTGCATAAGCAAGCCGGAGCGCACTTTTGAATGGCTGTAATATTTATCAATCGAAGTCTGATCAAGTGCAATTTGCTCGGATCCGCCCGATCGAGTTACCGATGCATAATTTACAAGGCCGGTGTCGGACAAATCAAAAGATACTTTTTCATACGATATGCCACCGCCGGCATCGGTAAAAATTGTTGGTGTGCCACCTTGTGCCGTGGCAACATCTGCCCTTGAAAAGAAGTTAGCAAATCCAAATTCGTCAAATAGAAAACTTCCGAGCTCGGTCTGCTCGATGAGTTGGATTGCGGCGAGCGCACTTCTCCCCGAAGTTTGAGGATCGGCTTGCACGGTAGTCGTTGCGGTGGTCGAGATGTCTCTCATGCCACCCGGCCAATCTGCCGCATCAAGTAAAGCCGAGATTCTTTGTGCGGTGGTCTGGCCGGCGGTGCCGGTTGCAAAGGTTCCAAGTGTGGTCAAGTTAAGCAATTGAAATCCATCCACGGCCACGATGTCAATAAAAGCCGGATCAAGACCGCTTGGTGATTGATAGTTCCAAGATTGGATATATCCCGAAAAGATTGAATAAGTGTTGCCGGCGTATGTGCCCTTCAATCGTATCTTGCGAAGTGGCAAGATCTTGCCAAAGAGAACACCCGAAGAATTATCCGGATTAAAAAGCCCGGTCTCATCGATCAATCTTAAATTTGCTCCACCGCCCACAAAAGAATCTTGATTGCGATTGTAAGCACGGCGCACTTGCGCTCTCAAAACAAATTCCGAGACATCAATGGTCTGACTAGCTTGCTCTCCAAAGACTCCGGTGCCAAGCGGTGTCGAAGGATCATCAAGCACAAGTGCAGGATCAAAGACGGCACCATTTGAAAAATCTATTGTTACCGATAAGACCGCGCCCATCATCGACCTAAATTCGCAAGTGTGACGGTGTTGCCTTGACGGTTAAGATTGCCAATCAAATTTGAGATATAGAATCCCAAATCGCCTTCGGTCAAAAGACTTCCGGCTACATTTACGGTGACATTTGGCACGCCGCTACCCTCATACCCGGAGCTCATATCTGCCAAGCTCGGAGCCATGCCCGATCCACCAAGATCTTGAGCGAAAAAATCTTGTAATCCTTGAGTGATAAAAGGATCCGGAGTCGTTGGTGGTTTTAGATAGTCAAGATTACCCAGACCAAGATTAAGACCCGGGAATTGATCCATTGCTCCACGGCTTGCCACGCTGTCTTGCGGATTTCTTGGCGTTAAGAATCCACCCGAAGGCCTATCGGCCGCACTAGCTTGCTCATTAGCTTCTTTAATTTTACCGATTGCCGCAAGTCTCATTCCGTAGTGCTTTGTATAAAGATCATTCATCTCGGCGAGCGCATTCATTTGCTTGGTCACATCATCTTCTTGCAATGCGATCAAAGCATTTACCCGTGTCTTATCCTCTTCAGATAGTTTTCTAGTCAAGGCCACTTGCAAGCTGATTGCATCGGTGTCAAATTGCTTTGCTAATTGTTGCCGAAGAAAAGCATCACGATCGCTCTTGGCTTTTTCAAGTGCCGCAATTTTCTCTTGCTTGGCACGATCGGCGGCGGCTTTTGCGGCGGCTTTTTGCTTCGCTTCTTCGGCTTTTAATCCTTTAATAAAATCGGCCAAAGCCTTCTTTTGATTGAGTATTGCTGTATATTCTGCATTCCGTGCCGATGTAACTTGTCGCATTGCGCTCGCCGTGAGCTCTAATTCAATCCGGGTCTGCTCACCTTCTTCTCGGAGCACTCGCAATATTGCGCCCAAGATGGATGATGACTTCACATATTCGTCAAAGGTTTTTCCAAAGCTTCCCAATTTGGCATCGAAAGTTGTGAAGAAGCTGATGAATTGTCCAATGCCGGTGATGGTATCGGCAATCGATCGTGCAAGCCCATCAAATTTTTCGGTGGTCTCTTCAATTGATCCGGCAGATGATCCAATCTTAAGAATGGCATTGATGAGAGATTCACCGATGATTTCACTTGCTTCATCGGCGGCAACCTTAAGCCGTGCCAATTTGCCTTCTACCGTGTCCGCTTCGGCGGCGGCAAAGCCGGCAAAATTGCGCCGGAGTTCACCGAAGATTTTGTTGAAGTCTTTTGTCGCAATGACATCCTTGTCAAGTCCAACGCCTAATCTTTGGAGTGCGATGAAGTTACCATCGACCGCCTTGCTCAAGGCCATAGAGACCGCACCCAAATCCTTTTGCGTACCTTTTGAGATATCAATCGCAAGATTAAGCATGTCAAAAGCCGAGCTGACTTCCGAGGTACTTCTCACGATCCGAGATAAGGCCGGCCGAAGCTGATCATCGGATACGCCGGTCAATCTTTGGATCTTGTCAATTTGCGCTTCGGCGGCATCGGTTACACCTTGCGAAGCACCGGCCGAATTTCTAAGTGATAGCGCAAGAATCCTTTGTGCCTTCTCATCAGCCAATGCATTCTTGACCGACATCTCCCCAAATTTAATTGCGGCGGCAGAGAGTGCGGCATACGCGGCGATACCAATCTTTGACACTCGACCAAGTGCACCCTCATATTTTTGCGTTGATTTGGTTGCGTTCTTGATGCCCTTGTCATTTAACTTTGTAATAAATTGAACGATGACATCGCGTGTTAGAGCCATTTAAGACCCCCTCTTAACAAATGCATAAAGCTTCTTATCAAGCACATCTTGGATGTCATCTTGTGCTTGCTTGCCGTAGATCCTTGCCACTTTGTAAATTAGTCGTGGGGCTCCGGCGTGTTTTCCTTTGCGTTTAATGCCCTCTCGAAAATCATCCGGTGCTTTGTAATTTCGTGACTTCATGGCCGCACCTTTTCGCGGTGTATTTGGCTCGGCTAATTCGTAAATGATTCCGGGCACCGATGTATTTTTCAAAGCAAGCGCATTGACTTTGTAAAGATTGCCACCCGGAGCGCGTTCTTGACTTGATTTCGCGGTTGAGATCTTGATGCCTTTGCGCATCTTTGCAGAATCCCACACCCATCTCACATCACTTGCGCGGCCACGGTGTTCTTTGTCATTTTCCCATCCCGCACTTGTGTAGGTTGGTGCAACCGTGCGCCATCCACTCAATGCCGGATCTCCGGGAACAAAATCGCGTGCCTTACCCTGCAAGGGTCGGACTACCTTCTTGAGACTTTTAAGCAAATCTTTTTGAAGATCCGGGCTCAAGCTCTTGAGATCGGCAAGGAGTTTTTTGTAGTCCTCGATATAGATCCCACGCTCTGCCATCATCTTCTCCTTGTCCTCGGTGCCTTCTTAACTTGCATCCGCTCTCTTAAGATGTTTTTGATTGATGAATAAATTGCCGGATCACATTCAAGAAGTGCGTTTGGTGCTATCCCGGTCAAGACCGCCACGGTCGCTACTTCGTAGAGTTCCCCGTGACGGTCGATCCATTTTTTGCGTTAGCATCAAAATTCACATCCTCAATGATCTCGAGCCACTTATCAAATTCAAGAGCGGTATCGCCCTTTGATTTTGCCAAGTAGTGAGCAATCCAATAAAGATCACTCTCTCTTTGTTCATCGGCGATTCTTCGAACAAAGCCGCATTGAAAATTTGACTCAAATGCCGCTTTTGATGCGGCCGAGATGTCATACTTCTTTGCGGCTCCCTCTAAATAAATCACTTCAACTTGCCACATATAGATCCTTCCCTCTCTTATGTTTTAAGATGTTGCCTTTGTTATAGCTGTTACCGGGTAAGTCACCGAGACGGTCATCGGAGAATCCGGAGTCGCTTGAATCGGTTGCCAAGATCCGATGTAGCATGACATCGAATATGACGGATTTGTTGCGGTCACGGTGCCCGTTACCGGAATTAATTTGATTGCAAGCTTTGTGCCGAGTGCATCCTCGAAAAGTGAGTTCACACTTGCGGCGGCAAAGTCATTGAAGAGCTCGAGTGAGACGGTGCTCGCCTCAAGTCCACCAATGAAATTTCTTGATGTGTTGGTCATGCTTGTAATTTCAACGGCATCGACTTCTCGAGAGAGTGTCACCGATGATACAAAAGAAGAAATCGTGGTCGTGCCAGCAATGACGGCGACCTGATTTCCCATGAATATGGCCATATTTTTTCCTTTCGTTTATCCGATAATTTCAAGCCGATACCGATATGCAAGCATATCCGCTCCGGCATTTGTTATCGTTCCCGCGGTCGCGGTCGTGACTCGCAAGGTGCTACATGCTCCGCCTAGTGTTTTATCTGCTTCGATCGCGGCTTTTACCGAAGAAGAACCCGAACCGGACAAATACGCATCAAGCCGATTTTGACCGGCTCGCTCGCTCATGCGCCCGACAATGAGCAAGATCTCGCATTCGGCGGTGTCTAATCCACGCACCATTGATGTATCAAATGAAAAATCTAATTGACCTACTACCGCCGCCGGCAAAGGCACGGTGTCCGGCACGATATCAAAGCATCGAAGCCCGGTGATAGCGGTCAAATTTGTTTTTAGACCATTGCGCACATTCGAAGGCACCATGCTCACGCTAGGGTTTCCCTCTTGTAAGCTCGAACCATTGCCGTGATATCGCGGCCAAGCGGTGTCATTCTTATTGCGCCTAAATCGCCAAGACCTAACACGCCGCCCGGAGAATCTTTGCGCTTGTATAGATCGCCGGTAAGGATAAGGCACGCGGTCTCGATGTCATCGGGTACCGCCGGCCATCCCCATTTGGCGGTGACTTGCACGCCCGGTCTCAATCCGTTGGAAAATAGCCCCGGAAAAATTGGAAAAGTGTTTGTGTTTGATACTACGGTCACTTGTGTAAATGGCCGGCTCAATGATGGCGCGGTCAATGGATCCATTACATAATCGGTGTTCAAGACAAGCGTGGTCTCAAAGGTGCCATCGCCATCTTCATCGGTTTTCACAATCAATCCGGTCGTGCTTGAGATGTCATCGGTGAAAAGAAATATTGGAGATGAGACTCGGTATTCCCTTGCGCTTGCACTTGTGTCCGCGTAAAAGCGGCGATTTGCAATTCGATCAATTGATCGTGAAGCGGCTTCGACAAATGATTCAAGAAGTGTGTCATCAATATTGTCGGTGATTGATAAGAATGCTTTTGCTTGTGCGAGTGTTGCGTATCCGTTAGTTATGGCCATGATCAATCCTTTCGTGGATCAAAGTTAAAAGGGGATCCAATCGCCTTTGATTTGTTTTAAGGTCAAAGCATGATTTGCCGCTTGTGATGCTCCTTGTCACAATTGACTCCATCGTGCGCCTCGCTATTCGAAAAGATTGATCATGGGTTTTGGCGATGAGAGCCCACGCGGAAGGGTCGCAGACTCTCATCAATCTATGAGCTAAAAGCTCGGTGAAGCCAATCCGGTGCCGTTTATGGCGGCAATAGCACCCGGATATCTCAAAGAAGTGAAGGCGCTGTATCCGAATAGCACCATATTGATGGCAACTTTTCCGGCAGGTTCTTCGAACTTGACCATTTGCGGCCCATCTTCCCAGAGGTGGCACTCATTCAAATCAACGACATAGATCGCATCTTGATTTGTACTTGTTCCGAGATTTGTGGCCACATTCGCATCTGTGATGATTGGTAATCCAAGAAGTGAATATCCTGAATTCCCATATGCCGGCAACCCGGTACCAACACCCATTGCATTTTGTGGATTGTTCGCGGTTGGTACTACCAACGGGCGATTGCTTCCATCAAGACCAGCTAAGAAAAATCCGAGTCTCCGCGGATGCATGATGATCGCATTTGGTGAAGCGAAGATGGTTGATTGAACTTGCTGAATTGCATCGGCAATCTTAGGGAATACGCCGGCCACGGTGCCCGTGGTTGCGGTGTAAGTTACCAAGATTCCGGTGGTCATTCCGGCGAGTCCTAATGGCTGGCCATTTGAGCCGGTTCCATTTAGAAGTGAATTGTCAAGCTTGGTGTTGTACGCGCGAATCAAGTCACCAACGACAATATTTTCAATATTGTAACCACGCATCAAAGCTTGCTTTGATACTGAGTTTTGACCGGCTATGGTATTAATTGACACGGTTAATGTAGTGTCATCGGGATCTTGTGTGACGGCGGCGGTGTTTTGTGAAGTTTGATATGCAACATCGGTGCCGGTCGTGAGTCGAGATATGACCACCGACATGCCTTGAGCCGGCATGGTGTGCTTGCGTGCGGCATCGGCAAAAGGCCGGCCGGCGCGAGCAAGTGGGGCATATAGATCCACAAGATATTGTGGAACTACAAGGCCGTCAAAAGAAGCTGTTGAAGCGGCACGCAATTCAACGGCCATTTCATTTTGATGGCGTTGGATGCGCTCGCGTGCTTCGCTGTCTCCACCAAATTGAGACTTAAGTGCATCGCTTAGAAAATTGCTTGCGTTGCGTGCTGAGTAGGTCAATTCTTCGCTGACTACATAAGCCGGAGAAGCTGATCTCTTTTCTGCCTTTGGTGCGTTCGCATCTACCTTTGCGGCAAGATCTGCGGCTTTGGAATTGCGAAGCTCGATGTCTGAAATCTGTTCAATTCTTTCATCTAACTTTTTGACTTCGGTGCTTAATGCTTCGACATTGACAAGCTCGACTTCGGTAAGATCGCGCACTTCTTCGGCGGCGCGTTCCACGATTGACTCGATCATCGATGTCTTGCTCTCGCGCTTTTCGCGTAATGAGCCAAGAAATGCGTTTGACATATTGATCTCCTATTTTTTTGAATGGTCATGGATAGCGAAAAGGTGTCGATCGCCATCCGAAGCGAGGTGTCGCATTTGCGAGGTGTCGCAACTAGGGTCGAGGTGTTTTACGACTTTGTTAAATTGTACCGTATTGAGTTTAGATTTTGTAAAATGTCAAGAGCCTTTTGCTTGCGTGTTTCCATCGGTTGCCATGCGTTGCAATAATAATTTGCGGCAATAGGTGCTTGCCATTTTGTGCAATAAAGATTGAGATTGAAAATGCAATTGGCACAATTACGGCCTTCGGGTACATCCTCACTTGATGCTGGGCGATAGTTATCCGGCAAAGCTCGATCTTCATATTCATCATCATTGCGATTTTGTTCCACGATATTTTCTGCCCATGATCGACCGGGATCTCCACCCCAAAGAGCCCAAGCAATGCGACCATTTGAAGGATAGCCATCTTCGCCGGGGCTAAATCCTTCGGCTTGCTTGTCCACTTCATGCCGAGCAAAAAATGAGACCATGCGATTGACCGTCTCAAGTGGCAATTGTTTTCCGTTACTTATATCCCGAGCCCGTGCAATCCCGATCTCGGTGCCACCGCGCCCGAACTCACTTCGCCAATCCAATCCTCTTTGTGCTTCAATTCTCATTGCGGCGGTCGGTGTGTAGCCATCAACTCTTTGCCCATACTCCGCAATATTCAATGCGGTCAATTGCGCTTGTGCTTGATCTTCGGTGCGATGGCATCCAAGTAGTTCAGGGTCGGCATCTTTGATCACCGCATATCCCGAGCATTCCGGATGATCGGTAACGATTGAATATGGCATTTAGACTTTTAGCTTTGCCAAGATCTCGCGTGCGGCATCAAGTCTTGGTGAATCAACATCGGTCAAATCACGCATCCCGGTCACACTTGCAAGATCACCGTATGCTCCAAAGGTGACAAGCGAGACTTCGGCCAAATGTGCTTTGAGCCGCTCGACCACTCCATCGGCACGCTTGCGATTCTTCAACGGCATGAAGCCAATTGACAATTGATCCAATGCGCCATCCTTGACCAGCTCTAAGACTTCATCTCCGGCTTTGGTATTGGAGATCCTGAATTCACCATATAAGCCCTTGTCGGTCTCCCTGAGTAAAGTGGCACGGCCAAGCGGCAAAGCTTGTGCATCATGGCCGCGGAGAAGCTTGACCCGAAATGCGGCCTTGACTACATCGGCAAATGCACCCTTGCGAAATACCTCGGTCAATCCCGGCGCGACCTTTTGCTCGATGTCATAAGGCACGGCGATCCCGGTAATGGTGCGACCATCGCCTTCGATGCGATATTCAAGCTCTGCAAAGTAGCTTCGATTCTCAACCTTAGATTGATTCGATATAGTCATCGGCTTCTCCTTCGGACTCAACTTCATCGACATCGGATTCTTCAATCTCATTTTCTGCATCATCATCAAGTGCTTCTCTTTGCTCCATTGCACGCACTTCATCAATAGTCAAGAATCCACTACCGATTGCAATTGCATGAGCTTGATACCTGCTCAATGTGTCGGTGCGCAAAAGTGAGTCATAATTGAATTTGGCCTGTTGGCCGCGTACCAATAGATCCGACAAAGCTTCTTCAATCCTTTGTGCAATTGGTTGGATTGACCATCTAACCAATTGAAGATTCTCTTGCTCAACATTTGAATATGTCCTAGAAGCATTTGGACTTCCAAGATAATAAGCCGGGAGTCCAAGCATATTGGAAGCCGTAGTCAAATCATTGACTTGCGATTCAAGCAATTGTGACTCTTGCGCGTTATTGCTCAACACTTGAAATTCTGTTGATGAGTTCATAACTACCGGCGCACGATTGCGGCCAGAATACATTGACATCCAACTTGATTTCATTGCATCGGCTTCTTCTTGTGTTAGATCCGGATTGGCAGATTTAAGCACGGCGGTCGGTACTACACCGCCATCAAAATATCTTGCGGCATATTCATTGATTGCAATTGATTTTCCAATACCTTGTTTTTGTGTTGCAAGAAGTCCAACACCAACGACCGACCCTGGCATTGAAAAATTCTTGATGTGCAAAATTTCGCTTTGATCATAAGTGCGATCATCTATTTTGTAAATGATTCGACCGCGTTCTCTTTGCACATGCACGCGATCGGGTGAGACGGGATAGAAGCTATCTGGCAATCCATTTGCACCGGGTTCGCCAAGTACAGCAATATAATTTCCGTGCATAATTAAAGAAGCGGCCATCGCAGAAATTGTTTCCATCCGGGTCTCCGGTGGATTTGGCCGCACTAGAATTTGCGGAGTAGGTTTTACAAGTTTCCCGTTGCGATAACTGTGAAGCGGCAAAGCACCAATTGCATCGGCAATCAATGTCACGCCGCGAAATATTGCCGGCACTCCAAGAGCGGTCTCTTGATCGACATAAGTGCCAGACCATGAGCCTTCATAGAATCTTCCAACGCGACCAAGTGAATCGACAAAGCCGGTGTTGGTGTACACGGTTGAAGGTTGAATTTGTCTTTTAAGTATTTTGCCAAGCATCATTCACTCCGTTCAACGGCGAGTCCAAATAACAAAATGACGGAGCCCGCAAATAGTACCGCAATGACGGTTGAAAATGTTGCAATTCCGGCGGTGAGTATTGCGCAACCTAAAGCTTGCAATGCGGTTGCAATATATTTTTTCATCAAAATATTCGACTCCTTTGAATTGGTTTATCTTCCGGCGTATTTGTAACTCCATACCGTGCAAGTGTCACCGCAACAAGCGGCGTGATATTTGAAGCATTCTTACGATTCCAAGCCCATGCATCTCCGAGGGGTCTTTTGCTTGCTTCGGTGATTGCCGCGCGAAGAAGCGGATCATCAAGATGACAAATTGTGCGAGCATGTACCGCATCATAAAAGGATCCACACGCCTTCCCGTAATCTCTCATCGATACCGTGATGACTTTGATTCCAGCATTCTCAAGCTCACCGATCAAAGATCCGGCCGGAGATCCGCCATCAATGATCACGGGTGCTTTCCATTTTTTTGCTATCTCAATTAATCGCGGCAAAAGCCATTGAGTGCCATCGCGTGCATCTACTACTTCAACCGGAGTCAATCCGCGCACAAGTGCCGATGCACCAATCGCGGCTTTGTGTCGCTCGACCGAGATGTCCACCGAGAGCACCATGCGCTCGCCGATAGTGATATCGGTTCGTACAAGTGAATCCCAAAGATCCGGTGCTACTACCTGCACCGACTCTTGAGCCGGCCAGACATTCAACCATTCTCGAGTGAAGATCTCCGGTGAATTAGTGTTGGCAGCTTCTCGCACCGCCCGGATCTTGACACCATATTCCAAATCTAAAGATGGGATTGCCTGATACCAGACATCTTCATCCATATAATCAAAATCATCTTTTTCCGGAGCCCACTCGAACCATGCCAAATCACTCGATGGATCTTCCAAATGTGCATGACCTAGATTCCGGTAATGGCTCAAAAGTTCGGAATGTATTGGATGGCCGGCATTGGAGACAATCCACAATTGACCATTTGCCTTTGTGCCCAAAGTGGGTTGCAATGCTGAAATCAATTCAAGCTTGTGAGTCAAGGCCTCATCGATCACGACCAAATCAAGGGATGTGCCTCGACCGCCTTTTGATGCGTTCGGCGTAATAATTCCATAGCTTGATCCATTGGTAAAAAATATTCTTTCCGATCCATTAACCCGGCTCACTCGCTTGATCTTCTTGCGAAGTCTTGGAGCGGATTCAAGGATCTCGACATGTTCTTCCCATTTGGCTCTTGCCATGTTGCGATCTTGTGCGGTGTAAGCAATGTGATGATTCGGCTTCATTGCTTCCATAGCAATTCGCGCCGAGATCAATTTGCTCTTACCGTTTTGCCGGCCTACTTGCGTGCATATGGTGCGATACCGATAGAAGCCATTGACCTTCTCAAGTGCTACATCTGAGACATGTGCTTGCCAATCAAAGAGCTCGAATCCCATAAGCCGGGCAACACGGCGCAAGATTTGGCCATCGGTGTCATTGGCAGGATCACGCGCGGTTCCCCATCTAGGCGGTGCTCCGGCGTGAGGCTTTAGCTTAAGTTCTCCCATATGTCTTCTTCATCCTCGATCACACCCACTTGCTCCCATGTCGCTCTTATCTCTCGAGCGATTGATGGCACCGTATGCATCCCTTTGCCGGTCGCTTCAATTTGATCCCATGCACGGGCAAGACCTAGCAAAGACTCCTTGATTGATGCTTGAATATGACCATGCTCCTTGATCGATTCGGTCATCGCTTTAGAATGACGATATTGCCGGCTCGATTTCTTGGCCGGTGCCTTCACGCTACCAAGTGCGCGAATTTTTGTGGGCTCGCCTTGCGCGGTTGCCATAAGTTGCTCCCCTCGATGCATTACATTTGGCACATGATGGTCTCAAGTCTCCTTGCCATTGCTCCGGATTCACAAATGAAGCAAGCGGTGGATCGTGATCAATTTGCGTTGCCAAAGCTAAATGGCACCAATAACACATTGGCGATGAAGCTAAAAGTACCTTTCGGACTTTACGGTAGTTCGCATCATATTTGCGAGAATGCAAAGTTTTTTCCCACGGTCTTTTCATTTCTGTTTTTTTCTTTTGGTTTTTCCACAGGCCGGGGAGAGAGAAAAAG